TCAATCAAAATAACGATACTTTGTGATATCTTCAAGGGCAATCGTTTTCTTGTTCAATTGATCGATAAAGTATGAATACACAAGAGCAGCCACGAGAGACACTGATGTTTCCAAATTTAGTATGTGTCTCACTTGAACACTTTTTGTTCGCAATGCTTCTATAAATGTTATCAGTGTCAATCCAGACAAAAACACGTATGAGAAAAAGAATGAGTCGTTGGTGTTCATTATTAATATTAACTCAGGTAATCCATCATCACATCAAAAAGTTTGTTAATTTTGTCAGTCGGAACAGGATCCGACCAATCATAGTCCATACTTATATCGATACTGTTTTCTTTTTCATCATACCAACACGTCATCGTGATGGAGTATTTTTTGTCCTTGAAAGTGAACCCAAACATAATAGTCTGAGATTCGGGATATATCTTGTTTATGGCATTTACCTTGTTTCGATAATACTCCAAAACGTCGTCATGGGTATTATTATCAGAAATGCCGATAATAACTTCATCCGCCCCGAAACTGTTCAACACGTCAAATATGGCTTGTTTGCTCATTTTTGGCTGTTTCTAAACTTATTGCAACCAACATTTTTAGTGCAGTAATTGCAAAATTAATAAAAATTTTATAGTAATGTTGACGTATAATTTTGTTTACGATTTTGTGACACCTCATGCACAAACAATTATTGATATTATGATTCGAGAATGGGGTTATAACTATATCGATGGGTTTGGATACACCAACACATCTGAATATAAACTATGGAAAAATGACACTGTGTTTCTTGTTGCTGAAAACGAAAGCAATGAATTCGTTGGCATGGTCGCTTTTGAACGATACAATATTGCCAGAAATGCACGTTTTACGCCATGCATCTGTTGTCTATATGTTGAACAAAGTTATCGCAATCAATCCATCGGAGAAGCATTGATGACAAAGATGACCGAATATACACGAGACTCCGGACATTCAGAAATATTTGCGTGGACTCTTGATTCATCGATGTCACGGTGGTTTGAATCAAGAAACTGGAGATATGAGACAGAATATGTTTATCTGGGCAGAAGAATATATGTTTTGCGATGTAATTTGATTGATTAAGGTAAACTTAATCAAGTCTATATGCAAAACCAGAAAATTGATATTCATTATTACCGTATAAAGACATACTACTAACATTATACACATCAACATAATCAGAAGTTGTTAAATATATCATCCCCGATACTTGAACAACAGATCCCTGTGCAGGGGTATAAAATGCAGTGGTTGCAAAGTATGTCCCGTTTTTTCGTAATGCTATACCTAATGTGCCGCTGGCGGCAGCAGAGTTATTTCCTTGGGCAATAAACATGTAATATCCATTTGCCGGTGCTGTAAATCTGCCTGTTGTTGTGTTATACGCATTATGAGTGTCATATACTTTTAATGTGTATTTGAATACTGTATTCGCAAATGCAGTAGAACCATTTGCTGAATAGTTAAATGTTGGTAATGATGTACTTAATGTACCATTCACGGTAAGATTACCTGTAACCGTACCCCCGGATTTTGGCAATGCTGCATTAGCTGTGTTGTTGGCAGTATTTGCAAGATCATAAGCAGACTTGACAGAGTTAGGTGTTGCTGCAGTAGTTGTAGAAGTGCTTGATGTTGAGTCTGTCAGTTGTACAATACCTGTTTGTGTAGTGCTTGCAGTTGGCAACCTAGCAGCTGCCAATGTTCCTGTAGTGATAGCGCCCGCCTCGGGGTTTGACCCGGCCACCCCCTGCGCCCGCTTTGAACCTTGTTGTTGAAGGTTTGTGGCATTCAGTGAGCCATTAACGGTCACATTGCTTGTTGTTAACGTTGTGATCGCTGAAGAGATATTAGCGGGTAGACGGGCAGCAGCTAATGTTCCTGTAGTGATAGCACCCGCATCGTGGTTTGACCCAGCAAACAACTGCGCCAGATTTGAACCTTGTTGTTGAAGGTTTGTGGCATTCAATGAGCCATTCACGGTCACATTGCTGGCGCTCAATGACAAAATGTTTGATCCAGCACAAGCAAACCCGATGCTTCTTTGAGCAGCATGATACATGCCTGTGTTGGAGTCGCCTTGCCAAGAGTAAGCAGGGGCAGTGACTGTATCATTGGATGATGCTTGTAGTTGTGCATTGGAAGTGAGTGTCAACATGTTTGCCCCAGTGGCAGAAGCATATTGGAATCCGGTTTGTGAATTGGAAAGTGAATACTTGTATGAAGTGCCTCCGAAGTCTAAACCTGGGATACTTGTCACGCTTTGTGTGATTGTCTGAGGAACACCTGAAGCTGGCGCACGACCAATCTTGAGACCATTCAAGACGATTGACTTGTTTGTGATCGTGAAATCACCATTGATAGAAATGTTGGATGTGGATACGTTGCTGGCATTGACAATTACGGCAGAAATATTGGAGGTGCGGATGTTACTGGAGCCAAACATTACAGTGGATATATTGGATGTGGATACGTTACTTGCATTAACAAATACAATCGAAGCATTGCTTGCTGATATATTGCTTGTACGTATACCTACAGAAGCGACATTGCCCGCAACATCAAGTAGTTGTGAAGGATTCGAAGTGCCGATACCAATGTTTGAACCAAGTACATACATAGTATTTACGTTGGAAGTTTGTGACCATGCGCCACCACCCCCACTACCTCCACCACTACCGCCAGCAACGTATGGAACGCCGTTTTGTGTTAGATTGCCTGCTACTTCAATATTTCCTGCGAATGTAACGACGTCTGGTGCAATTGTGAGGATTGGACTTGCGTTGGGAGTACCAAAGAACACACCACCAGACTGGGGAAGACTGAAGATCAGATCTCCGGGCTTCGAATTACTAAAGGCGTAATTGCTTTCACCTGCAACTCGAATATCCACGCGGTTGGCCATGATTTACTTTTATACTACAAAGAAATATTGTACCCGGCAACATTTTAACATTCAAGAAAAAGCCACAACTTGTTTGGATCATACTCAATGACTCCTGTACGTTTGGGTTGTACTCGAGACAATCTATATCCATCGGGTTGTTGCTGAACGAGATTTGCCTTTGATATGTTTATAGCAAAACCCCACCTGAAAAGGATGACCATGTGAAGTTCAACATTGATAGCTGGAGATGACACAAAATATATCGTCTTAAACGTTGATTCTAGAGCTTTTCTTGCTTCTGCTACAATGAGATCTTCTTTCAACATGCCGCGAGCTCACCACGTTTCGATCTCATTTTATTGTTGTACTATATTTTAAACATGAACGTTTTAGAGACAATCCGCGACGCCGATATACCAACGCGTACACTAAAGGGGTATTCAAGTAAATGTAAGGTTGTTCGTGTTGTTGATGGTGATACCGTATATTTGGTATGTTTTGAGCCTGATAGTGATCGATTAATGAAATTAAATTGTCGGTTGAATGGTATTGACACTCCAGAAATGAAGAAAACTCCAGATATAGCAAAGGCAGCTCGACAAGAGTTAATTAAACTAGTGTGCAATACCATGAATGAAAACGACAACACAAAAATTATGTGGGTTAAGTTTTACGGTCCTGACAAATACGGCCGTGAACTTGTTGATTTGTTTGAATCTGAAGGCATGGCAGAAAGTGTTAACGCGCGTTTAATTTCAATGGGGATAGCCAGGAAATATGATGGAGGCGCAAAGGCTAGCTGGTAGTAAAACTACGAAACTTGACAAGGGATTTTCTTCTTGCGTAAAATCTCATTGACAAGCTCTTTTTCCTCTTCTGTCATATAAGCTTCCTTGAAACAACTTGCGTCTTCAAGTTTGCCTATCAACAGTTCTTTGTTTTCAATCTCAATCTGAGGCTGTCTCAGAGCTTCGAGCACAATTTCCAGAATTTTGCTCATTTTGAATTATAAATAGAAAGTATAAATTCAAGGATAAAGTTCGCTTTTCTCTGTTCAAAGACTAAGATATATCCATCATGGCGGCGGTATCCGTGATGTTCTCACCAAACTACAATTTTGATGCGGAGTTGGACGTCAACTTGATGAACGTATTTCCAGTTTTGTCATCGCGCATAATTAACGCTTACAAAGATCAAAACAGCGTTCCTCAGCCTCTAGTCTTGGGTGCGTCCAGTAACATTAGAATTGAAGCCATAAGTGACACGAACATATACAACTACAAGGGAAGTGGCCTTAACGTGTATGAAACCACCGTTGATGGGCAAACACGTACAGACAAGAAGATATTAGGAGTATCTTCAACTGATACTAGCACTATCATAGCTCCTGAGCCATCAGCTTCTAATACGGTTATTATCAAAGCCACAGATCTTCAAAATACTGTTAGCGTTGCTGACACAACAATCAAGAAACTAGCAGGATATCAACATCTAAGCACAACCATGGTCAATGGTTTCCGTCTTGCAAATTCCTTGGATATTCAAGGAAAGATTGGTATCAGAGACAGTATTACTACATCCTCCGATTTGGTGGTTGGCCAAAATATATTCGGAAGCACCATGAATCTAGTGCGTTCAATCACAGATGCTGGTAGTGATCTTAATCAAGTGGCGTATGGTTTTTACATCAATCAATACAATCAATTGGAACTTTTACGTTACATGAAGTATACTGGAGGCACGAGTGCCCAAGAAAAGGTTGCAACTTTCGGCAAGGCGACTGCGTCCGGTGTAGCTTTTTCACATGCATCGAACTACACCGTCCTCGATATATTCAATGGCCTAACTTCAGGTGTTGGTGGTGGTTCAGTATCAGGCAACACTGGATCAGGTTCTGCTGGATCAGGTAATAGCTACTTTAATGCAACTGCAGATGGCAACATATACTTAGAACCCGGTTTGTATATGGGTATTGGTACTGCTAATCCTCAGTATGAGCTTGATGTAGTGGGTACGATCAGAACAAGTTCCGTCGTAATCAGCCCTCAGTATCTAACTAGTTCAGATCAACGTTTGAAGGAAAATATCAAGATCATATCTGACGTTTCAGCATGCTTAGATACCGTGAAGAAACTGAACGTCTACAACTACAACTTCAAAATGGACCCTAACAAACGCGAAAGAACAGGTTTTATTGCTCAAGAAGTCAAGAGGCAGCTACCCAACGCGGTCCTACAAACCGACTTTGCAGGTTTAACCGATTGCATGCAAATCGATACCGATGTGCTCATCGCTTATCTTGTGGGGGCTGTGAAGGCTCTATCGACCAAGGTAGATCAACTTACCGCTGCATAATATCCCACTAAATAAACATGGCAGATCATATTGGAGTCACTTTGAATTGCAAGGCTTCCAAGCTCGCCTCTCCAGATGCTTGGTCAGAAGCACATGAGCGAATTCTTCAAGACTGGAAGATAACTGCATTTATCGACATGTGGTTGCAACAGAAAAGTGCAGATTTTTATCGTAACACCGAAAACATGATAACGTTTCCCGTGATACTTCTGTCGTCAGCCTCAGGGGCTACTTTGCTGTCTACTACCACATACTGGACAAAGTACGTGGTGAGTTTTGCGAATGTGTTGGTTGGTCTTCTGATTGCTTTTAGCAAGCAAATGAGATGCAACGAGCTTTATCAAGAACACTCAAGTACTGGGGGAAGATACGAAGCTCTAATCAGAGCAATTGACACTTGCCTTGATCTTCCACGTCATATGAGACCCAATCCGGACGTTTTGATAGAGAAACTAGGATGCGAACTCGATGCTCTGAGTTCGTCACATTTGACTCATCCCTATTATGTCATCAAATCTTTCGAGAAAAAATATGGTCCAATACATCAGTTGATGTTTGGTGAAGACATCATTCAACTGCTAAAGAAAGACGTAAAAACACAGAAAATGGTGAAAAACATCAAAAGTAAGATATTCTCGAATTTAAAGCTTTGATTAAATAAAAATGTCTTGCACATCTTGCGGTCACATTGGTGGTGCTGAGTTCTTTACAAACTATACCCCCGCACCTACCCCTGCACAAACCTGCACACGTGGTCAAAGCTGTCAATACACGGCCCAAGGTGAGCTAGTTTGCGGAACCGCTCCTGTTCGTCAGGAGCCATCTCGTACTGGCACGCCGTTGTATGAAGGATTCTCAGAGGATAAAAAGCGATATAAGAGTTCTCAATAGTTAATTATACAGAAATGTCTGTCATTGTGAACTATTGTAGCAATGAGTCTATTTTTATTCACCAGTTTTTGAAAGAGTGCCTGAAGTTCACGTCCGATATCGTGGTTAGTTATGGATCTCATCTGTACAATGGGCAGCCTGAGGACAAAAATCACATTGCCGAACTCGTGGCAATGTACCCTATGGTCAAGTTTGTTGAGTATCCAGTAGATATCAACTTGAAACATCGTAGAGGTGTGGTCCATCGACCAACAGCATATTTTCACAACCTCGCACGATCAACTGCTGCAAAGGCATTGTCCCACAAAAACTGGGTGTTTGTTTTAGACGTCGATGAAATCCCCGAAGGGGACCGGGTCGCAGAATGGTTGCGACATGCAGTTCTCGATCATAACTGCGCGTATAAGCTAGCAAATTATTGGTACTTCAAGAAACCAGAGTTTCGCGCGAGGACGTTGGAGGATAGTGTCCTCCTTATCCATGCCAAACATCTCACCGATAACAACATATTTGGTGATAATGAACGCGATTATCTTATCCATGCCAGCGGCTGCAAGCTAGTACGTATGGTCAAACACAGTGACAACGTGATGTTTCATCATTTCAGTTGGGTTAGAACTCAGGACGGGCTTCGCCACAAGATCACAAGTTGGGCACATGCCAACGATTTGTTCAAGAACGCAAACGTAGACGCTATAATGGAACATATTTATGGAAACGACCAACCAAACGATATCGTCCATGGATACAGTTATGATATTGTTCCAAATACCTACAATGTCTTAACGGGATCTTTGTGATGGAGCAGTAAAAGTATAAAAAAGCTCCCAATAATAGTCGATATCCATTCAAGAGGTCTCAAACAATTGTAGAAAAAGTATGTTATGTTCACCCACACCAATCCATATGTTATGACATTCACGGAATGTGATATTTTTTTAACCTTTTCATATCTTTGAAATAGGTTCTGTAAAGGATATTCGAACTTAGTATTTCGTTTAGTCATAAACAACCAGATCATGTCTAGTGCAAACTGAATGGTAGCATACACAGATATAAACAATGGCAGATCAACAACCTTTTTTGGAAAATAGTCTTCTTTTTTTAGGAGATGTTTGTATACGTAAACAGCATGGATAAAGCTGATTGATCCATATACGAAATCTGTCATCAACGACAACATCGTAGTTTTGTTCCCATCATTTAATATTAATAGACTCGTCAACGGTTCCATCAGAAAGAACGCCGCCAGCCAAGCTCCAAACACCCTCCATGCTTCATCGCCATTCATTTACAATCTACATATCAAATAATTCTGAGTGCGTTAATATAAATAATGAAGATACGTTTTGGGCTGAACCAAAACGCAAAACAAGTATATTTCGATGATGTTCGGTTTCTATCTGTCAAAAACAAGCAATAGAACTAGCGAAAGATCAACAAGATTTGTGTTTACATTTTGAGTCCTTGACAAGAATGAAAAAGTTAATGATATTGCAATTGATAGCCAAGTATACATATACCTTCAACAAGTACAAGACCGAGAAGATTCCTGATAGGCAAATATACGTACATGACGTTAACAAGAAAGAGGCAATAGACATCATAAAACAAGTAGAAATAGCCAACCTAAATCGTGACATGCAGAACGAACCTAGTAACGTGATGTACCCAGACTCGTTTGTAAAATATGTCAAAACATTGTTAGGTCCCGATATACATATCAAAGCATTAAACGATGTGCAGCTGAAACAACAAGGTTTCAACCTTGTCCATGCGGTCGGCAAGGCGAGTGTTCGCAAACCCAGGTTTCTGATTATTCATTACGCTCCAGCGCCCAAGTATCCCACCGTGTGTTTGATTGGAAAAGGCGTGACGTTCGACCTTGGAGGATCAAACATGAAACCCTCGACTCCAGAATTGCGTCAAATGAAAAGTGATAAGATAGGTGGGTGCACGGTAGTATCGTTAATCAAGTATGCAAAAGATTCAAAAATGAAACTCAACATATTAGGACTGATACCTTTAGTAGAGAATGTGGTTTCTGGAAATGGTCTATTGCCAGGTGATGTAGTCAAGTCTTATAACGGAAAGACCGTAGAAGTCGTCAACACTGATGCAGAAGGTCGATTGATTATAGCTGATTCGTTGGGATATGCGGCAACAAGAAAGATAGATTATCTGATCGATTTAGCAACCTTGACAAGCGATAGCTACAAAGTCAATTGTGACACTACAGCTGCCTTCTTTACTGTCAACAACAAGCTACGCGATTTGATTAATAAGATATCTGAACAAGTCGGGGAACGTGTGTTCGCGTTGCCACCGTGGGAAGAATATGTCGAATACACCAAATCTGAAATTGCCGATGTTAAGAACTCATATTTCGATAAATGCAAACAGTCTGAAACATTTATGGCTACTATGTTCTTGTTGAATTTTGTAGACCAAAAAATGAAAGGCAACTTTGTTCATTTTGACATTGCACATACATACATCAACCAATTAGCTAATGGCAACACAACTATATTACTTATCCAATTATTAAAAGAGTTGTCAAAAGATGTTCCTGTATAAGTACAACGAACACACTAAACAACATTACATGTACGACACAGATATGTACGACATGTTCTCTCCTATGTTTGACGAAGATCTACATCCCAAAGATGGAAACATAGATGTTTTCGACAAGCCTGAGTTCAGGCGGAAGTGTGTTTATTGCAACACAGAGTTTACTTCTAGGAATCAGTTGTTCAAGCACCTGGCTTACATGGGTTTGGCGATCAAGCGAAATGCTCAAAAGAAGAAGAAAACAAGGGCTTCGTTAGCCGTCAAAAAGATTATCAACAAAAGAAAACAACTATCAGAAGACAACATCATCAACCGTCTCAATAAGATAAAAATAAAATAACATAGTAATATGTACATTGAAGGTCATAAACAAATTGTGAAAGACGCATTGAAATCAGTGACACTCCCTGACGACATAAAGCACGGCCTAAAAGAAGGAGTGGCTTTTCCTGATATGGCATGCAAGCAGTTCGTATTGCGAAACAATAGGATTGAACTGATCGATTCAAAAACTTGTTCGATATTGAAGCTATTCAAAACATTACATGGTAAAGAATTCGGGTTTTCAACGATATATCAGTTTCACAGGGGTGCGTTAGGACATCTACATTCAATGGCTCCTTCAAACACCGTCACATTAGAAACGCATAGACTACATATTCTAGATCTTGTTTTATCAATTTTAGGTGTGATTGCCTATGGAGGATTAGGATTTAACCCGAAATCAGCATTTTGGGTTGGAGTTATCATACATACGATGACTGATTCGTATCCTAGAGGTCACACAGTTCGTAAGGACTTTGAGACAGACACTCTCGTTCAAGGTGCAGACCTTCCTCTCCCTAAAATTGGAAAAACTAAACAAGTACGTCAAGAGTTGACTGCGTTAGTTCAAAACATTGCCAAGAAACATGTATCAGATCCAGATGAGTTGTTAAAACTTATTGGCGACACCAGATACAATGATAAAAAGAGGAGTTTGTATCGTTTGTATTTGATGTACCGATTTCTCAGAAGTGTTAATCATGATGCGAACAAGTACAGGTCTCTTCTGAGGATACCTAAGAATCTTGGTATAGATGACAACGCTGCTCCATATGAATTGTTACATTTTCAGAACTATGAGATTCAAGACTCGTACATGCACAAAAAAGAAGACCTATTGAGCAATTTCAAAGAACATCCGATATACAATCGTATTATAAGTGAAGTGTCGTCATTCTTAAAAATATACTTGCGATTTCTGGAAGACAAGCTAACTGCTGAAATGTTTATCAAAGAAGCATACACATTGATCGCAACTACTACATTCCAGATATCTAAACGCAACAGAAATAACTTGACGGGGATGCCTAAGCATGGCATCCGCGTATGATTCTGTATATTGGATTGTTTTGTGCTGAATCAAAACATTCATCGTGCATGAAATGAATGTTATGTGCTTCTATTTCATTAACTATGTAATCGTAAATCAGATGCATATGTTCAGGCTGTCTATTGTTGTATAAACTTGACAACATCGTGCCCAAATGGTTCCAAGGGAATATAGTGAACGTATCACCTATTCGTCGTTGAACTTGCCACAAGCTTGCTGTCTCACGAAACGTAAAATTAAACTTGCACCATTCTATACTCATATTGTTTATGTTTTCTTTCAACTCTACATCAAAACGTGTGATTATGATTACATCGTACCTAACGTTTGTATCGCGTATTATTTCGAGACCTTTGATAACTAATGAAGTTTGATTGTTTTGTGCCATGTTGAAGAAGTTCACAGAACAGGCTCCAAAGTCTGTAGCTAATTCTGTAAGCTTGGGGTTTTCGTATGTTACCAAATAGATGTCTACTTCATGTTGCGATTTCAGAGGCTCTATAATATTCTTTCGAATATTGTCCAGAGCTTTTTTGTAGTTTACACCCATACGATAAGTCTCATGATATGCTATCCCTCGTATGAGCAAAGCGACCTTCATTTAAAATATAAAATAATTATAAAATGCTCAAACCTACGTGCGTGAGGTCCGCTACTAATTGGACAAAGGTGTCAAAACATCACAAGTTTGAAAGTGCTGCATTCGACGCTGAACAGTTCTTACAAGATGTCCCCACGCACTCTCCAAAGATGGCCGAGCTATTAAACAAGATTGAAGAGCTCGATGCCGAAGATCTAAAGAACGAGGGTCGTTTGTTCAAGCATTTCATATTTAGCGATGTTAAGCTGGGCGGAACTGGTGCTAAAATCATAGCTAGCGGGTTGACTGCTAAAGGCTTCGATCTTGCTTACACAGATAAGTTGAAACTTAAATCTGACGAGGAGCTATTAGCGTCCAAACAAAAAAACTTCATTTTGCTCGCGTCCACAACTGTTTTTAAGAAAAATATCAGTGTCGGTTTGAAGAAACATTTATTGTCAAAATACAACGAACGCCCCAAGAATGTTTACGGCGACCTTGCGAGAATCATTGTGATGGACAGTGGTTTTAAGGAAGGTATCGATCTGTTCGATGTTAAATATGTTCATATCTTTGAGCCACAAACATCGAAAGCCGATCAAAAACAGGTTATAGGCCGCGCTACTCGCACTTGCGGTCAGAGTGGCCTTGTGTTCCATCCATCGAAAGGGTGGCCTCTGCACGTCTTTATATACGATATCAACATCCCCCAAGAATTACAGGAGAGATACGGCTCAGATTCAATGTTCAAGGTGTATATGCAAAGCACAGGTATCGACTTGCGCAAGATTGTATTTGCAGATGAATTAGAAAAAACTGCTATCGTGGCATCTGCAGATTATGAACTCAACAAGAATGTCCACAACTTCCAAGTTGAGGATGATACTCGTTATGACATTTTCGAGGGTGGATCAGACCCAGATTCTGATGACTCCAAGGTCTCATGCTCTGCCAGGAACTGCGGCACCATTCGCCCCAACAAGAATGTACCGGTGTCGACTGCACTATTGAGTATCGCCGCTATTGTGGCGGGGGGGAGCAGCCCCCCAGGCACCACACGGGAACACATAACTGG